TACTGTTCGGAACCTTCTTTATATGGCATGATTTCATCCATATCATTGAACACGACATTCACATAACTAGGTTTTAATACAAAAATATTTCTTCTATCATCTTGTTCTTTCACTTCCATTTCATAATAAGTAACAGGATCTGTTACATTAGAAACGGCAATATTTTGATTTAATCCTGGATCATAGAATGAGAATGAATAGTTCTGTGGTACTATCAAACCCTTTGGTAGAATGAGAAGATTGTTTGAAGATCTAACTTCTCTTGTTTCGTAATGACTTACCGAGGATGCCTTATCAATTGACCCATATTTCTTATCAAGGTAATCAAAAAATGCATCTTGAGAAAGAGGCCATTCAGTTTGAATGTTTAGAATATTATTTGATAGAAGAACTACCCAATCTAATGTTGCATCTTGATACACATTATATGCAACGTTATCTGGACGTTCATCTCCAAGAATTTTATACTTATCAAAGAATGTTAGATTCTCAGATATTTCTTCTCTGATTTTACCCCTTTTAAATAAATTTTTAACAGTGATGTAATCAGAGATATTTTTTTTATCAGCACCTCTACTGATATAATCTACATTTGGTATTTGTCTGAAGTAAGGTCTAGACATGATTAGTAACCTACAGTTGAATCGTTATCATTAGCATAATCTCCATCATAAATTGGGGTTAGTTCTGTGAATGTAAGTTGCATATCGTAGGAAGTCATAGAAGGAACCTCTGCAAAGGTCATATATGTCCCCTCTGGTACATAATTAACGGTGCAATTTAGTAATGCACATTCTTTAATTCTTCCAATATAAGGATGATCTTTTCCTGCATTAATGTATTGAACTTGAAATGTGTTTGGAGATTTTAAAAATAATTCTGATGAACTTTGTTTTACCGACATACCTTGCTTAAAGAATCTGATAATTTTTCTTACATTATCCACATCTGCTCTTCCTCTTGGAGACATTCTAAACGATAATGTAAATTGTCTTAGTTGTGGGCCATTAAACAATAGCTCCATGTTTGGGTTGATAATTGCACCACTTGTTCTAGAGAGTAAATTTTGAGCACCAGCAGCTTCACCTGCAAAATATGTAGCTAATGCGTTTTGTATATCTCCTTTATTTTCTTTAATTAATTTCGACATCCCTTCTGCTGCTAGATCTGTATCTTGTCCACCACTTTTTATTATTTCAAATGATGCAGATGCCGCCATTGCTTGAACGGGTGATAAATTTGCACTTGACCAATCAACTGTATTGGTATCGCTAATCTGACCTTGAATCGGAAGAATGCATTGACCTATTGAATTCCTTTTTTCAAATGGTCTTCCAGATCTATTCAATCCACCGCCACTAGCTATTTGACTTGCGCTTAATGGAGTTGGAACATAACGATACATATTTACTTTAATATAGTCTTGAAGAGATACATCAAGATCTGCTGGATATTTTAAATTTTTAGGATATGATTGGCGAACTTTTCCTGCCGCATCAGATACACTAAAATTGAGATCACTTAATTTATCAACTGATGGAGTTCCAGATTCTCCATCACCATTCTGTGAACTTTCGCCTGTTGTTCCATCCTTATTTAAAGTTGCTACATTCCCCAAAGAACTTTTAAATTCTTTAGAGTTCTTAACAGTATCTGTTGTACCAGTTTGAGTCATGAAAGCAGATGATGCTTTTCGACTTCCATCTTCCAATGACTTTAATCCAGCATCTCCATAACTCGCTTTAATTTGATTGTATCCAGAAAGATTTGTTTTATTTCCATTAGCATCGATAGACATAACTGGTGTTCTTGATCCACCAATATCAAAACTTTGACCCGTTGTTTGATTTCTTAATCCAGTTGATATCTGTGGCGCATTCGCATAGATAATTCTATCTCCCGTTTCGGGATTTACTGAATAAGTATAACTTAAATTTGGATTCGCCCCTGCCGTAGCAGAACCTTTAGTTACCCCTGGGAATGTAGCAGAGTAGTAACCATTAGTACCATCTTTTACCCACCCATTTGGTACAGTTTTTAGTTCGATAGCCATTATGGCATTATGTTATCGGTTATTATACAACCTATTTAGACGTTATTCCCAACTCGTCTTCGGTTATAACTTTAAATACCATCATTCTATCTTTGCAAAATTCATCAGCTGCTTTCCATTTTGCTTGATTGACTGCGTATGTTTTAACTTCTCTAATCCAACTCTTAGTTTTTCTTGATGGGTTTGGATTTGGTGGTTTTGTTTGCCTTTTTGGTTTAACTTCGATTACATATGTAGTAATATGCCCATCTTTATCTTTTACTTTTGTGATAAAGTCTGGAAAATATCTATGCATTTTATTATCTACTGGTGATCTGTATGGGATCCAAAATTCTTCACTTCCCCATTCCAGAATACTTTCATTCAGATCACACCAAACGCAAAATTTCCTTTCCCAACTGCTACGACAGATAATATTATTTGGGTTTCCTTTGTACTTATCTGGATGTGATGGTCTGTATTTGCTTTTGATACTTTCTGCCATTATCTCTACTACATAATATATAAAACTAAATTTATTTAGATGTCTACTCGGGCACCAGCACCAAAACCAAGAAAATTATCTGATATAAAAGCAAAGTTATTGCAACCAGCAACTACATCTAATTTTGAATGTTGGTTTGCAGTTCCTTCTGGACTTCCTCTGGCTGCTAATAAGATCCCATATGATCCAGACAGACTAGTAATTACGTGCTCTGAAGCATCTCTTCCTGGATCATCCATCGCTACTCATGAAATTAATAATGATTACACTGGAATAACTGAGAGGCATGGTTATCGTAGATTATACGATGATAAAGCAGACTTTACTTTTTATGTTGATACACAATATTATCAAATTAAATTTTTTGAAACCTGGATGAGGTATGTTGTAAATGAACAGTATGCCGCAGGATATGATACTAAACCAAATTATACTTATAGGGTAAACTATCCATCCACTTATCAAACAGATATTTTTATCAGTAAGTTTGAAAAAGACTATGGATCATCTGTAAGGGGAAGAGGATACAAAAATTCTCCACTAGTATATAAGTTTATTAAAGCATTCCCAACAAGTATCAATTCGATGCCTGTAACATATGATTCTTCTTCTCTTTTAAAAGTAACAGTGTCTTTTACATATAGTAGATATGTTATTGCAAATAGTTCTGCTTTTTCTGGAACACAGGCAGAACAATCTACTCTTGGTGTTCCTGGATCCCCTGGAATCTTTGGGGTAGATACAACAGGACTACAAGGACCTTCAGCGCCATTCGCTCAAGGTACAGGTATCAATGAAAATCTTGCAATATGGGCTTTATCAAATCAAAATATGATTACCAGTCAAAAGATATCAACTCCTGGTAACTATCTTGCAGATCAAAAACAAATTTTAAATAATGCTAATGCAGCATATCCAGTAGGTTCTCCTCAAAGAACCTTGTTACTGCAAAAAGCTCAAACAATGAATCCAAAAGTTAAATTTTAATATGCAATAAAAAAGTCCCTTATTGGGACTCACTCTCTCCAGTCTTTTGGAGCATCTGAAGATGGTAATATAACACTTGATACTGCGTGTAAAGTTACAACTAAAGAAGAGTATCCCAATAGAATTAGAAGTACACTTCCGATTGCGTAAGAAACAAATTTATTCATTTTTCACTTCCTTTGATTTTCTTCATTCCATAAACAGAAGAAATAACCATAATATTTGAAAGAAGAAACCAAGTTCCATCTGCAAATACGTTGATTCGATGTCTCATTTCTGCTCTTTCAGATCCTACTGCAACTGCTTGTTCAAGTGCAATCATATCTTTTACTACCCAAGTTCCAAAAAAGTATGAAAGACCGAGACCGTAAAGAAAGACAATAGCGAAAAAGAAGTTTTTCATGAAACTTGTTTTGTTTTGTATGATCTTATTATAGCGTATTTGAGGTCTCTTTAAAACTCTCATGGTCAGTTTAGGATCTGTCCACAAC